GGTACGGCCGGATTCGCCAACTTCTCTACGAGTTGGTTCTCGATGCTTTGCAGTTGGGCACCAACAGTCGCCATCTTTTCTTTCAGTTCGTAAAGAGTCGGGCCTCCTGCGAAAAACTGCATGTTCGTAGGAAAACGGAAACTAAGCTTTTTCATGTCACAATCCCCCCAGGATTTTTTGTAAATTTTCAAGGTTTTGCTTGGATTCTGCGATCATTTTTTGCCTTTCTTCGGCGCTAATTACGCTGATTTCAGGCTTTTTGAACGCATTTTTGAGCGATTCAGGGACGTTTTTGAAGTGTGCGAGCAATTCTGTGTTCGCGCTGGCAGCGATTTCTTTGGCTTCCACCACTTCATCACACAAGCCGTAATCGTAGCACTCCTGGGCTGTCAGCCAAGTCTCGGCATCCATGATCTCAGTTAGTTTTTCGCGACTCAGAGCGTCACCTGTCTTGCTCAGGTACGCTTCAATAAGGCTTTCCCTGATCTTCTCAAGGTCATCCGCCACTTTTCGGAGGTCATTGGCATTCCCCATGGCGAAAGTCCACGGGTTGTGGATCATCATCATGGTGTTTTTCGGCATGTAGATGGTGTCTCCGGCCATGGCGACAACGCTGGCGATGGAAGCCGCCACTCCGTCAATGTAGACGTTTTTTTGAGCGCTGTGCCGTTTGAGGATGCTGTAGATCGCCTGCCCTTGGAATACTGATCCTCCCGGGGAATTGATATACAGGTTCAACGTTTTGATGTCCCCGAGAGCATCCAAGTCTTCCTTGAAGCTTTTTGCCGTAGTATCTTGGTCGCTCCACTTGTAAGAAACAATGTCGCCGTAGATGTACAACTCACCAGTGTCATTTGCAGCATTTTTGAATTCCCAGAACTTCTGCTTTTTCATTCGGGTTTCACCCCCTTTCCCGTCCGTGAAGGATCATCAATGGGTGCCAGGTCTTTGCTCATGTAAAGCTTGTCGCCGCCAGGTTCCGGCGGTAACTCTTCCCACGCCCGGCAATCGTTTGGCTTGAAAACACCCGAACGCACCATTTTGAAGTAGAATTCACCGCGGGTTTTGGTGTCTCCACGCAAAAGAGCGCCGAGATTGAACTTGAAATACAGTCCTTTCTGGCGCTCCTGTGGAGTCAACAGTTTTCGGTTAAATTCCTGCTCGTATTGCCGGACTATGGGGACCAGCGTGTTTTGAACGAAGTCAAGAGCCAACTGCTCCATGCTGTTGTAGTTCACGCCTTCGGTCATGCCCAGCATATGAACAGGCATGTTGTAGACCATAGCCACCCTGGATTTCGTGATTTTCTCGACTTCGAACACTTTTGAATCGATAAAACTGCGCTCGATCGGGTCAATTTCCACGCCAGATTCTTGGATGATTACGCCACCATTCTCTTGATAAAACTTTTTGAAGTTGTCGAGAATTTCTTGTTTCTTTTCTGGCGAAAGGTGCGTCGCCATCTTGAGAATGAAGGACGCTTTTATCGCGCCGTCCATCGTGTCCAAGCTGAACTGCCGCACTTTTTGGTCGAAATCGACCGTATTCCGCAGCACGTCGATCGGGCTGATGCCCTTGTAACCTACGGAATTATAGGCGAGTGAATGCCCGATGGTTGCAATATGCTTGACATGGATCATGTCCATGTTGTGGACGTAGTACCGTCCTTTCGGAGCGTTGATCTCGTACCACAGTTCTCCTGTCTTTTCTTCGATAACTGGCTCCACGCGGGACGGATCAAGGAGCAGCAGTTGCTCAACCTGGAACCTGTCATCGTACATCTTCAGGGCGTATCCGTTCCCGTGTGTGTCGCGCATCACTTCCAGCGTCCGGATGAACTCGAAACTGGTCATGTTGGCGTTTGGCGAGTTGGCAACCAGGTCTGCAACCCGGTTGCTTACCGGCGAGAATTCGCGGTAAAGTTTGAGCGGCAGACTCGCCATCGAGTTTGACAGCCGTGACACTGCTGCAAAGATCGTCTCGTTGCTAGCGAGAGTGTTGCCCTTAGAACCGGAAAAGATATTGACCGGCGAAAACCAGCGCGTGAAATCGTAGCCTTGGCCGCTATACCTTCTATTTTGACTGGCAAGTAAGTTCCGAAAGATCATTTCGTTTTCTCACCTCCTTCATGTGGAGGTGTCCGACTTAAAAACCATCCGAACCCCACCAGAATGCCACCTGTTACATACAGACCGGCCACGTAGCTAAGCAAAAACGTCGCTATAACGATCATGATCAGCCCGGCGAAGATGAAAATGTCCTCTGCGAAGTCGCGCAGAAAAATCATGAGGTTTTTCACGGCGAAACTCACCCCCTTAGCAGGTCGTTAATCGAAACAAACTCCACGTTGCCGACAACCTTGGGCGCAGCCAGACGCTTCATGACCTCGACGTGAGCATTCAAAAAGGCCGCGAAACCGTCGATTTTACGGTAGCGGCCCACTTTCGTTGGTATTTTGTTGCGATTTCGGTCCTCAACCACCTTCACGTTGTTCACGTACCAGCGGAAGAGCCGGTTGTTGTTAAAGATCACCTTGCCGTCGATGAAAAGCTCTTTCAGATCGTCCATCGCAGGTCCAAGTGTCAGGTGCCCTTGTCGGACAATCTCGCACTCGAAGCCGTAAGTTTTCAGTGCCTCCACTAGCCCGAAAGCTTTCGCCGGGTCATACATGATTTTTTCGATCGCAAAACGGTCCGACTGCTCCACAAACCAGTCGTAAATGTACTCTTTTTTCACGTACTCGCCGGGAATGATTGTCAGCAGACCCAAACTTTCATATTCGCGGTACGGAATCTTTTCGTTGTCCTGCTTCACTTTTGCTTCAGGTATCCACGAATGAGAAAGGACGAAAACCTCGCCCGTGTCCATGATCGGAAACTCCAGACAGGCTGATGTGAAGTCCTCGCTGTCCGAAAGATCGAACCCGCCGACGCAGCTTTTCCCCTCGAACTGCTTCACATCAACCTCTTTGTTGTTGCGCTTCAGAATCTCGAATGGGATGAACGACTGCTCGCTGCTGTTCATGAAAATATTAAACTGCTTCGTCACCCAGTCGTTGTACTCGGACGGCACTCGCCGGTCCGTATTGAAGTCCTTGACAAGCTGTGGAAGGTCAAGTGTAACACCGATGTTCGGATTCGCCTTGATCCACATGGCCGGGTTTTCGATTTCGCTGATGTCGTCCAACTCGGCCATGAAGTAAAACTTCTGTTCCTGCTCGATGGCACCACTCAATACATCTGNGGCAATCTCGTAGTATTCCATTAGCGGTCCATCGAGCTGATAGCCAGCCGTCGTAATGTACACGACCATCGGCTGCCGGCGGGCGGACCAGGACCGCTTAATGACGTTGATCAGCTTGAAGTCCTTAAACTCATGGATTTCGTCGAAAATCCCGAGGTGCGTGTTCAATCCGTCGAGTTTTTCGCTGTCGGATGCCCGTGGTTCGATCTGGCTGAATGTCTTCGCATAGAAGATGCCCTTTTGGTTCTCGCGCAGATGTTTCTTGAGCGCTGGCGACTTCCGGACCATCGCCCGGGCCTCGTCGAACAACTCGCCAGCCTGTTGCTTGGTGTTCGCCAACACATAGACCCGGGCGCCGTCTTCGCCATCTTTGGACACGGAATAAAGGGACAAACCGCTGATTTTTGTGGTTTTTCCGTTTTTCCGGCCAATAAAAACGAGCCCTTCGCGAAAGCGTCGGACCCCTGTATCTTTATGAACCCAGCCATAGAGCGACCCAATAACGAAATGCTGCCACGGCTGGAGAACAAGCCTTTTATAATCACCCTTCGACGGCCGGCAAAATCTTTCGATGAACTGGATTGGCCGATAGGCCCGCTCCTCGTCGAAGACATACGGGAATTCGTCAGTTCCCTGCCGTTTCAGGTCGTTCAGATGCCGCTGACAGGCCTGGATAACCTTTTTGCTGGCAATTATTTCGCCCTTTACAACCTGTTCAGCGTACCAGGTTGTGAGCAGAACTGGCGAGAAATCATCGAGAATGTGACGCTTCTTGACCTGTTCCCTGCGCCAGTTTTCATACCACTTTTCGATGTCCCGTGGATTAGAATGTATCGAAATCGTCGTCGTCATCGACATTCACACCCATCCCCGCCTTCTTGCGCTGGGCTGGTGTGAGCCCAAGTGATTTTAGCAGGTTGTTAAGCGTCTGAACCGTCTTTGTCACCTCGATTGCAAGCGGATTTTTGATCGTGTTGGTCGCGCCGGCTTTATTTGTGTGCTCGACCAACAGCGGACTTTTCTCGACTTCCTTCTTCAGCCGCCTGTAGTACCGATGTGTTTCGATGTAGAGCTGAATCAGTTCTTCATCGGATTCCTTGTACGAATCGCCGAGGTATTCCCGAATCTTTTTCGCAGTTGGCGCCGCCACCACGAATCACTCCTTTCCTCGTTTTCTCGGGCACACCCCCCTTAATCTAAAAATNNTTGCGCGCAANGCACGAAGGGGGCCGCGCCGGTCCCTAGACAATCGCCTCCCAATTTCGAGGGTAGGGGGGCTATGCCGCTTCTCGCCTTCTCAGCGCCTTGTGTAGACGTTCTGCTCGTGGCCTCGACCCTTTTTCCCTATGGTTTGATGAAACGCGCCTACAACCGCCTCC